ATCCCCAGACACTGATCGCTCCGGGTGTACCCCGGGGTGGCGCGGCAGAAGCTCCTGGAGGCGCATCAGGTAAAAGAATTTTGTCCGAAGGCGAGATAAAGGACTTTTACTCACGTGTGAGACGGAAGCAGGTTTCGGCGGAGCAGTACGCTGCATTCAGCGCCGAGATCGCAGCCGCAACGATAGAAGGTAGGATCAAGCCAGAACGGCGCGACCACCACGCGAACAGTTGAATTTAATATCGGAGTGCGTCTCCGGGAGTTTTGACGATGGCCACTTATCCAATTTCAGGCTCGCCCTACTTGGGCAGCAATCCGAGTCCTGCGTACTCGGGCGTTTTTATCCCGACCATCTGGTCCGGGAAGTTCGTAGAGAAGTTCTACGATGCGACGGTGTTGGGCGCGATTGCCAGCACGGATTACGAGGGTGAGATTCGCAATTTCGGCGACACCATCAACATCCGCACGCATCCGACGATCACCATCAATGCGTACGCGGCGAACCAAGCACTGTCAGTGCAACGTCCGTCGAGCCCGCTGGTTCAGTTGCAGATCAACCAGGGTGCCTACTTCAACACCGTCCTCGACGACGTGATGGAGATTCAGGCCGATGTTGACTTGCTGTCGAACTGGGCGGACAACGCGTCCGAGCAGATGAAGGTGTTCGTGGACAGCGCTATTCTGACCATTGACAGCATCGGCAACCTCGTCGATCCGAAGAACATGGGAACTGCGGCTGGCCGCATCTCCGGTTCGATCAACCTGGGCTACAGCGCGAACACGCTGACGGCCGCTGCGACTGCCGGTGTGCCGGTCTCGCTGGGTTCGGTCGCTGCCGGTACCGGCTCGGGAAACACCAACGCCAACGCTCGCAAGATCGTTGACTTCATCATCGACACCGGCCTGGTGTTGGACGAACAGCGCGTACCGGAAACCGGCCGCTGGATCGTTCTCCCGCCTTGGGCGGCTGCGATGATCAAGCGTTCGGCGTTCCAACAGGCTTACCTGACCGGAGACGCGGTATCCATCGCGCGCAATGGTCGGCTCGGCATGATCGACCGCTACATGATTTACGTGTCGAACCTGCTCCCGGTCGGGAATGCGTCCAACGCACAGGCCACTGGCACCACGTACCCCGAGTTGGCGAGCGCGCTCAACCCGGCTGGCACTGGCGGTCTGGCGGCTGGCGAATACGCGATCTACTTCGGACACAGCTTGGGCCTGACCTTCGCGTCGCAGATGACCAAGGTTGAGACTCTGCGGTCCGAATCGACCTTCGGCACCTTGATGCGCGGACTTCAGGTTTGGGGTTTCCAGGTCGTGAATCCGACGCTCGTCGGGTACGCGGTCGTGATCAACTCCGGCCTGTAATCGCCCTCGGGTGATGTGATCAAGGGGGCTGTCTGGAAACGGACAGTCCCCTTTTCTTCTTCAGGAGACCGTAATGAGCAGCGCAACCAGCAAAACAATCGACGATGCGATCCTTGAGGCCCGGGCCATGGTCAACGATTCGACCTTGGTCAACGGCATAGTGGGACCCACCCGCAACTCGGACACGCTCTACCTCGCATATCTGAATTCAGCACTGCGTGTGCTGTACTCGATCCGGCCAGATGCCTTCATCGGGAACTTCACGCAGGGCATCCTGACTAAAGTCACGGTGCTGACCTACAACACCTCGGACCTGCAAGCGCCCGACGGCGTCACGAATCCGACTCCTCCGGTACCGGCGACGCCGTTCCCGGCCGACGACCGCTTCTTCTTCAATCCGGTGGTGGCCTACATCGCTGGCCGCGTCGAATTGTCCGACGACGAATATACCGAGACCTCTCGTTCGCAGCAGTTGCTGCTCAGCTTCAAACAGCAGTTGCAGGGGATGTAAGCCATGGCACAAGTCACACTCGACGGCGGCCAGAGTTCCGCCGCACTCGGCGGTCAAACGATCACCTACGTGGCGCAGTACGTCGCGCAGCAGATCGCTGGCGCTCCTGACACCTTGATCGAAAGTACGCTCACGCGCGTCCTCAACGACTTCTACACGCGCTCCACGGCATGGCGGGCCAATGTTGGCCCATACAACGTCGTCGGCGGAGTTAATAGGGTGGATTTGAACCCAGTGGACCAGAACACCCGGCTCCAATTTGTCCTCGGCGCATTCCTGTTCCCCTTCAACAATGCGCAGGACCCGCTGACGCTGTTCCCCAGCGTGCGGCAGTTCCTCGGCGGGACGCCCGCGCCGCCGTCGCGCTACTACATGCAGCAGCCGGATCAGATGATCCTCTACCCGGTGCCCGACAAGTCGTATGGGCAAATTTTGTTCGCCTACGCTTCCCTTGTTCCCACGTCATTGGCCGCACAGTTGCCCGATCAGAGCTACACGCAGCACGTCGATGCGCTGATCTGGGGCACGCTCTCGCGGCTATATCTCATGAGCAAGCGCCCCTGGTCCGACAAGGAACTTGGGATGATGTTCGAAAAAAAGTACAGGCAGGAAATTCTCTTGTACCGCGATCTTGCCAACAGGGGTTACGGACCAGCCGACACCGGTTTCCTCTTCCCGCCGTTCGCTGGTAAGTCTACTGCACAGATTATCCCGAGGGCTGTGGGATGAGTACCTTCGTCTACAACAACGCGCGCTCGTTGTTCGCGACGGCGGCTCTCAACTGGCCTGCTTCGGCGGCACATGCTGTATTGCTCAACGGGGCTTATGCGCCGCAGCCGACCGACCAGTTTTTCTCAGCGGTGCCACCAGGTGGCGTCATGAAAGACGTGGCGATGACCGGCCTCGGGCAGAAGAACGGCATCTGCTATGGCGTAATCCCGCAATTCAACGCCTTCACATCGCCTACGCCAGTCATGGCATTGTTGATCTATATCAGCACTGGCAACCCAGCCACGTCGCCCCTGGTCTATTACAGTTCGGATGGCGTGGGGTTCCCGTTCACTCCGCTGGGGTTCAATTACGCCGTGGGGTTTGACCAGGCTAATGGTGGGTATTTTCAGGCATGAGCTTTACCTACAATCCGCCCACAGGCCTAACAGGATCAGCGTCGGGTTTGAACGTTGGTCTTTCATGGAATGTTCCGACGTTGATCTCGTCGCCATCCCTGCTTTTGCATATGGACGGGTCTAACGGTTCTACCACATTCGTAGATTCATCTGGTGTCGGTAATATTATAACAGTAAACGGCACAGCCGCCGTGTCGACCACAAATCCCAAGTTCGGTACCGGATGTCTAAGCGGTTTGGCCACGACGTTTGGTGACACCAACTACCTGACTACTCCTATATCGGCTTCAGGTCCTTTGGATTTGAGTACCGGGGACTTCACCATTGAATTTTGGTTTTATTTGAATAGCTTTTCTGGCCCTACTCAAGTCGCTATAAGTAGCGGATTTACTGCTGGCACAGGATATGAATTGACTATAGAGAACGGCGGTAGCACCGGCAACGTGGTTGCCAGATTTGGCACCGGAGTAATAAGCACTGATGCTACTTCGGTGCCATTTAACACATGGTCATATATTACCTTCGTTCGTCAGGGCACCACATTTGGTATATGGCGTGATGGTGTATCCCTTGGTACTCCTGCTACACTAGCGGGAAATATCGGCACGGGTTCCACGTTAACAATCGGCGGTGTACCAGGCGGCGGAAACCAGACTCATGGTCAAATAGATGAACTTCGAATCACGAAGGGTACTTCATTCTACACTCCGGGCACCAATTTTTCACCGCCCACCGGTCCTTTTGGGATACCCTTTGGGTATGACATTTATAGAAATGGAGTGTCTGTTGCTACGTTCGCAGGAGGACCTGCATATATAGACACAGTACCAGCGGGAGGTATTTATACTTATAATGTGGCCGCTTGGGATAATACAGCAGATTCGTCTGATTTGTCAGCCCCTTTAATTTTGAATGTTAGCGCGACTGTCGTTAAGGTTTATGGTAAATTTGCACCGGCAGCGGCCTACCCTCCGGCGCTGTTGATCAACGCGAAAGGGATCAAGCCGCGAGTGTACATGCCCAAGGAAAACGTTACGGTGAAAACATGACCACGCTCTCAGCCCGCTTCACACAGTCGCCCGCCGAAACAAAGCGTTACGTGATGGACTATACCCTGCAACTCGCGACCGGCGAGGCGATCTCGTCTCTTGCGGTGAACATCGTCCAGACAGGCGGCCCGACGACCGGCGTCCCCGCGCTGGTGGTGAACAACGTCGCGCTGCTGCCTCCTGTGAATGGCGTGGTACTAGGTGCGGCGTTCTATGTTTCGGGCGGAGGCAACGGCTGCCAATATGAAGTGCAGTTCCTCGCCACGACGAGCATCAATCAAATTCTCGAAGACATCGTCCAGTTCGTGCTGGCGGAGAAACTGTAATGACCATTTTTGTTTTTTCGAATAACGCCTCCACTCTGATCGCATCGGGCATCAGTCCATCCAGCACGACCGTGGTCTGCCAAGCTGGCCAAGGCGCGCTGTTCCCTGCGATCAGCGCCGGACAAGTCGCAGCCTGCACACTCGAAGATGTGAGCGGCAACATCGAGATCGTCTACGCCACCGGCCGAACTGGTGACACGCTCACCATCGTGCGCGGACAGGAAGGCACCACGGCCATTTCATTCGCCTCCGGCTCGCGCTTGGAGCAGCGAATCACCGAGGGCGTCATCGCATCGTTCCTCCAGAAGCAGGGCGGCGACACGCTGTCTGGCACCACGGTTCTCTCGGGTGTGTTGTCTCTCGGCGGCGGCGGCTCGATCCAAGGAGGCGAGCTTGCGGGCACCGCGATCCGCAGCCAACCCGGCGATACGAGCAACCAGATTTTGGTTCCCATCGGCGGACAAGCGACGGAAGGCGGATCGGTATTGCTCACGAAGGCGAACATCGCCGCGAATCTACCCGCTGGCACTTCGCTGGCTCTCACCAACATGATCGTCCTATGGCATGGCCTGTCATCTGCGGTCCCCGCAGGCTGGGCGCTGTGCAACGGCCTCAGCGGCACGCCCGACCTTCGCGACCAGTTCATCGTCGGCGGCGGTGGATCGCTGGCCGTCACCGGCAGCTTCGCGCACTCAACGGACGCGTCTGTTAACGGTGCGGGGCTTACAGTGACTATAGCCCCTGTCACGCTTAGCCCGTCTAATTTTCCAGTGCATAATCATCCTATCGACTTCTTTGGCGGTTCGTCTGGCATGGTCATGGGACCTCCCGGCATCGCGTCTGGTGCAGCATATTTCTTTGCGGGGAGCGGTCCGGGGGTGCGAAACTCTGTGACTACCGGAAACAATGCGGGTTCTACTTCGCCATTCACGCCGACCGCTACTATCGTCGGAACGCATACTCATACAATAGAATCCCCGCCATACACTGCGGTGTTCTTCATCATGAAGTTGTAAGGTGAATCGTGCCAGGGCCAAACCAAATTCCGGGTCCTACTGCGATACGCTCGCCGACTCCTGATATCGGGAATCACCAGACTGTGTTGACACAGTTGAAGGAGACCACGGAGACGGCGCAGCGGCTTAGAGGCAACCCCGACCAGAGCTATGTTACGCTAGGCGAGTTAATCAATGCTGGTATTGTGAAGTTTCTCGGCGGTGTTGTTTCTCCTGGCCCAAAGATCGGTGGAGGTGGTGGCGCGGCGACTGTTCATGTGGCCGACTCGATCACGGGTAATGGCAGCGTCGCCACACCGCTGCAACTCTCTGGTGACAGCGCATCTCCCGGCAACCTGAAGCTATACGGCACGAACGGCTCCGGCGCGAAGGGCTGGTATGCGCAGCCCACGGGCGGCTCGATCACCGTCACCGACGGAACGCACACAGTTACTGGCACCACGAACCTGACTTTTTCGGGTGCGACGGTGTCCGGCTCTACGCCCAATGCCACGGTGACAGTGTCCGGCGCATCAGTCGCGCTGCCTGGCACTATCCCGGACTTACAAACATGGTTCGAATCCGATGACATACTGGGAGCTTCTGGTGCGCCGGTCCCGCGTTTACGTGAACGAACTCCATGGATCACTGGCCTATGTGCGCAAAACGGTCAACTCGGTTCGCTTGCAACGATAAATGCCGCTGCATTAAATAGTTTGAACGTGATTGCTTTTAATCCTAGCGCCAGCATAGGGTATACGCTACAGACGCCCATACAAACCTCAAACGGGTGCACCTATTTTGTTGTAATAATCCCCAACAATAATGTTACAGGACAAGCGATAGCGGGAGGAGCGGCTACGTCTCTGTGTCTATATCAGAATACGGCTGGTGCGAACCAACTAACTCTTATTAGTGGATCGACTGCCGTACTCGCATCGGCTACAACATCGTGGGTCGCTGGGACCGCATTTCAAGCTAATGTAACATATAATATTTCGACGGGTGCATACGCATTCCGCCAAGTCCGCGCCTCCGCTGGTAGCGGCACAGTTACTGCTGGCGTAGGCAATCTGGCGCATCCGGTAAGTTTTCTAGGGGGTGACACGGCCGCTGGTACCGCAGCATTGCTGGTGTCCAGTTCGATAGCGCTATTCTTAGCATATAACCGCGTATTAACAGGGCCGGAAATAGCTAATATAGAAGCCTATATCTTAGCTAAGTGGGGCGTGTAGGATATAGCCATGACGACCATCAAGATCGACAACTTCGCCGGTATCGCCCCTCGGGTCTCGACCCGCTTGCTGCCATACAACGGCGCGCAGGCGGCGGAGAATGCCAAACTGCTGTCCGGCGAGCTTCGCGGTCTGCGGGAGACCCAGTCTCTACACGACTTCGGCACGGTGAGCCCGCAGGTGAGCCGCGCGTATCGACTGCCCGCGACGGTCAACGCTCCCATCCCGCTCAACAACAGCGACTTCTGGGTGGGTTTCAGCGACCCCAACGTGGACTTCGTCCGCACCCCAGTGTTGCAAGACAGTTTCGAGCGCTACTACTGGACCAGCGACTCGACCTCGCACGGTGGTGCGCCGCAGTACAACACTCGCGCCCGCATTCAGGCGGCCTCGCCGAGCTACTTGCTGGGCATCCCCGCGCCTGTTGGTGCGCCTGCGGTGGCACCGGCAGCGGGTACCGACATCACTCGCGCGTATGTCTACACCTTCATCTCGGCCTACGGCGAGGAAGGTGCGCCCTCTCCCGCGACTGTGGCAACAGGGACGGCGGGCACGTGGACAATTTCAGGCTTCGACACCGTGCCGCCCGGGACGCCGTCGAACTACAACATCACGACGATCCGTCTGTATCGTACCGTGTCCAGTTCGACCAGCACCGAGACGCAATACTTCTTTGTGACCGACCTGGCTCTCGGGACCACGACGTACACTGACAATAATCTTGACCAGATCATCGCGCTGAACTTCTTGATGCCCTCGCTCACGTGGGACATTCCGCCTGCGACGCTGAAAGGAATCATCAGCCATCCCGGTGGATTCCTCTGCGGCTTCAGCGGCCGCGACTTGTACATGAGCGATCCGTATCACCCGCACGCATGGCCCGTGCAGAATATTCAGACTTGCAAAACCGAGATCGTCGGTCTCGCGGTTAGCAATAACATCCTGTTCGTGATGACGACTTCGAATCCATACTACGCGGAAGGTATGAGTCCGGCCGCGATCACGTTGCAGAAGATCGACTCGATTGATCCTTGCGTGTCAAAGCGAAGCATCGCGACCGCGCTCACGGGTGTCTACTATGCGAGCCCTCAAGGAATTATTGTTGCGACCGCTGGAGCGACTCAACTCTCGACTCAGCAGCTTTTTACTCGCGAGGAGTGGCAGAACTTTTTCTCTCCGACCACTGTCAACGCTGTGCCGTACGGTCTTCAGTACATTGCATTCGACACTTCGGCGACCGGCTTCATCTTCAGCCCCGCCGAAACACTCGCGCCTCTCACTACGCTGGATCGTTTCTCTAACGTTGGCGCGATCCAGATCGATGCGTATTCAGGCGACGTGTACATCGTGCAGGGAAACCAAGTGCGCCTGTGGGACCCGCCCGAGTCCACGCCCTACGAGTATACCTGGATAAGCAAGGATTTCGACTTGCCGAAGCCTGTGTCCTTCGGCGCAATGAAGGTGAAATTCAACGGCGGAGGCTTTCAAATCCCTGCTTCGCTGCTGGCCGATTACACCAGCTTCAACTCGCAGCGCATCCTGCACCCACTCAACTGCCTGAATCTCGCGCCGATCAATGGCGTGCGCAAGCAGCCGCCCTTTCCGGGATCGACGCAGACCCCAATTACCGGCCTAGGCGCGATCCTGCCGCAGATAAAAGAGCCGCTGGGAGGCTCCCCGCTGTTCCAAATAGGCAATTTGGAGAATCAAATTGGCGCTGTCCAAGTCACCGTGTATGCTAGGACCCCGACGAATCAACAGTGGGTGCCACGATTCACATGGACTGTAACGGACGAACGGACGTATCGATTGCCAGCGGGCTTCAAAGCCGACGGCTGGCGAGTCCAACTTATTGGCAACATTCCGGTTTACAGTTTCGCGATGGCCGAGACTGGAAAGGAACTCGAACAGGTGTAAGAATGGCTCAACCTCAAACGGCAATGGTGGGAACGGCAGTGACTGTAGGCTCAGGCGCATATTCTTTCTTTGGGTCAACACTCGCCACGGTCCAATGGCTCGCAGCCGCTGTCGCGATTCTTGTTGGCGTCGCTACGTTCATCCATCTAATCAAGAACTGGAACAAGCCGAAGTGACTTTCATCGACGCGTTTGCATACATCGTCGGCGAAGAAGGCAAGCTCTCGATGGACCCGGAAGACCCAGGCAACTGGACCGGCCACGCCAAAGGCGTCGGCATCCTCAAGGGGACGAAGTATGGCATTTCAGCGGCTGCTTACCCACTTCTCGACATCGCCAACCTGTCGCTGTCGGACGCGCAAGCAATCTATCAGCGCGACTACTGGAACAAGCTCGGCGGGGATTCACTCCCATGGGGCAACGCGCTGTGCCTCTTTGACTTTGGCGTCAATGCCGGGATCAGCGAAGCAGCCCGCGTTGCCCAAAGAGCCCTCGGACTCACCGTGGATGGGGTACTAGGTCCCAACACCTTGGGGACAATCCGCAACATGCCTCCGCAAGTTTTCGCGCCGCTGTTTACTCAGTACCGGATTGCGGCGTATCATCTCATGGCAGGGTTCGAGCATGAAGGCGCAGGCTGGATCGCTCGGGCCAACCTCACCGAACAGAAGGCGGTCACATGAAAGATAAAGGCACGGACGATTTTTAATCGAGAAGACCGGTTTGATCGACGAGTACGAGGGTCTATGATCAAGACATTCCTTGCTCCCTACGAGACCTACATCTGGGCGGCTATCGCGTTCGTTCTTCTGTGCGGCGGCATATACGTCGTGCATCACCTGGAGGATATCGGTGTTAAACGTCAACAGGCTGCCGACGCGAAGCTCGCTGCGGCTCAAATCGTTCACAAGGACGAGGTGGAAAAACGTGCGCAAGAACTCACTCAAGCCGCTGGCAGCCAGCTACACGCTGCGCTGGGCGCTCCCGATCCTAAGCCTTCTGTCTCTGTGCGCGTGTGCAGCGGCTCCGCCCCGGCCAAACCAGGGCTGCGTCCAAATGTCGGCACCGTCTCCGGAAGCCCTGTCGGACAGCCAGCCGTACCCGGACCAGTGGGAAGCGATGGCGCGAGCAAGGGGTTGGACATCGCCCCCGCAACCGTCGGACTCCTCGGACGCTGCCAAGCCGAAGTGAACTACTGGCGCACCTACTACGCCAATTGCAAGGCTGCTGGCGCGTGCAAATAGATGAACGCAAAGACAGGCTTGTAGGGGACTCGCCGCGCATCCAACAGTGGATGCATGACCGTTCTCGCTTGCCGATCATGCGGGACTTCTACGGGATAGCTCGGGAGGTTGATGGCAAGATCGTGGCTGC